TTTCTTCTTTTGGTCTTAATTTAGTAAAATCTATTTCGCTAAGTATTTTTTGTCTTGTTTTATCATTAGGGGCAGATTGTAGAATATCATTTAGAAATTCAGGGGCAGATTCTATTTGTTGAACATAATTAGCAATCACACTATCAGGAGCAACAATATTTTTTGCAAATTCTTCTCCTAATTGTCTTGCTTGATTAAATGCAAATTCAAAATTTTGAGTTGCATCTTTAGCTTTTGCAAGCCTATAAGCAGTATCATCAATATCAGGTATTAAAGCATTTATATCTCCTGTTCTTATAGCTTCCTGTTGAGCAGGAGAGAGTGTTCTTAATCCCTCTGGTGTAACTTCAGTAGAACGGCTTATAGATGCTCTTTGCAACGCTCTTTGTTTCTTTTTAAGGTCAGCAGTTCCAACTCCTTGAGCTTTGCTTAAAAGATTGGTTAAAAGTAGATTAAAACTATCTGCCGGGCTTTGCGGTGTTTCTGCTTGAGTTTTTTCAATATTAGTATTAGTTCCAAACGCTCCGCCACTTGTTCTTTTCCCAGATAAAAAAGAACCTGGCTGTCCAATTTCACCAAATTGTTGAATGTTTGAAAAATTTTGTTCCTGCAATTCTCGTGTAGGAAAATCAACTCCAGATATTTTTTCAAATCCTTCCGGCAATTTTCTTTCTACTGTTCCATCTAAATTTTTTGTAAATTCTGCCATAAAATTATAAATTAGTTGTATTTAATATTCTTTTTTTTCTTTCTGATTCTTCTAATTGACTTTGTCTTGTTCTTAAATCTACTTCTCTTTGTTTTGGTAACGAGCCGATTAAATCACCTTGAGGAGTAAAAAGTGTTCTTGTTCCAGATGGAGAAAATCCGCTTGTGCTTACATTTATATCTTGAATACCAGGAATACTTATCCCTCTTAACGATTCACTTCCTATGCTTCTTTCAGCTTGAGTAGCTGTATCCTCTATTGACCTTAATAAATTTTTTTGAACATCTGATATAGCTTGTTGTTGCCCTTCAACGGTTTCTCTTTCTCTTCTTTGTCTTTCGCTCCCAAAAGTTAATCCTGCTTGAGCCTCAATTTCAGATTGAGCTTTAAGTTGTTGTTTAAAAGGTTCTTCTGCTCTTCTTATGCCTTGTTCAAAATCTTGCTGAAGCCTACTAAAAGAAGTTTCCAAATCATTTTTTACTAAATTTATTTGTTCTTGATAATAAGGGTCAATTTCTGTTTTAGCTTGGTCTAAAAATTCTTTAGCAAGTTCTGGCGTAATTTCAATATCTGAATTTATTACTTCTCCTGCTTCAATTCTTTCTCCTAATTTACCTAAAACATCTAAGTAAGCCCCTTGTAAATCGGGCGATAAATTATCAAATTGTCTTTTTGCTTCTGGGTCGCTTAATTGTTCAGATAAAAAAGGGTCTGATTTAATTAACTGATTAATTAAATCATTTAAAGGATTTTGTGATTCTATTATATCAGTATCTTGTATATTTAATTGTCCACCAGTAGGAATAGGGGAATTATTTGTTGCATATTCCCAATTAGCTTTATCTGTATTATTCCATTGAGAAGTCGGTTTAGATAATAAATCTCTTATAGATGTTTTTTGTGTTTCGTTTAACCCTTCTTTAAATGGAATATCAGTATCTTGTATTGGAGTTAATCCCAACTCTCTCTTTTCAAACATTCCAGACACTTGTCCAGTTGGAGATACTGTATTAAGATTTTTTTGCATTTCATCTCTTTGTTCTTGTGTTAAATCCGGCAATTCATTCAGTTCTTGTGGCTTAGATGGTGCAATATAAGAACTTTTAAAAGTGTTTAAATCATTTATCTCTTGTCTTGGTAAATCCTGAATAACATCTCTCCATAAATAATTACTATCATCTCTTAAATCAATAATATCGTTTCTGTTTATTCCCAGTTCTGATATAGCTTTATCTGAAATTTGGTTTTGAACTTGTCCGATTGTTCTTCCTTTCCATCCCTCTTGACCAACTGACCAATTTAAAGAATTTAATTTACCATTAGAATATTGAGCGAGTTGTCCTCCTCCTTCTCCAATATTAATAAGAAAAAGCTGTCCTTCTTTTAATTTGGACTTATTGGCTTGTATTGTATCTTGTTGTTGCCTGCTTAATTGTTCTGCTGCGGATAATGATAATCCGCTTGGCGTATATTGTGTTGCCATAAAATTATATTTTTTGTATATAAGTAGAATTAGTTGTTCCGTCATTTGCAGATGCTCCATTTCCTCCACCGTTACCACCGCCAACTCCGCTTCCACCAGTTCCAGATGTTCCTTTCGTTCCACCTAATGACTCTATTGTTCCATTATTTGTATATGAATTAGTGTAACTAATATGGACTATACCTCCAGAACCTCCTGAACCTGCCGCCCCTCCTCCGCCACCGCCTGCTTCCCCACCATTACTATACCCGTTTCCTCCGTTTCCTCCGTTACCACCGTTACCACCGTTAGCTTGGATTGTTCCATTATTAATTATATATTTCGCAATAATATGAAGTGTTCCTCCAGATGCACCACTTCCGCCAGCTCCGCCGCCTCCTCCGCCAGCATCTCCAGCACCTTGACTTGAACCACCACTACCACCTGAACTTCCTCCGTCAGAAGCTGAACCCTGTATTTTATTTGAATTTTCACTATCATCAACATCAATCAATCTAATTATGTGATATTGGTACCATAATTTATTTGTAATAGCGGTTATTGTTCCACCAGTTCCAGCACTACCAGAAGCAATTGAGCCAAACGCTCCAGCTCCGCCGCCTACTCCACCCTTTACTCCATCAACACCATTTACCCCTAACGAATATGTTGTATTTGTTCCGTTTGTTGCATTTGAACTGGTATCTCCGACGTCTCCTCCGCCTGCATTATATCCACCGCCAGCTCCTGCTGTTCCAGCTACTCCAGCTAAACTATCAACCAATGAACCTCCTGATTGAGCTAAAGTACCAGCACTTCCTGCCGCCCCTCCTCCGCCAGCACTACCAGATTGGGCATTTCCGCCAACTCCACCATTTCCACCGTCGCCACCATTATTTTTAATAGTTCCATTATTTGTTAAAGTCCCGCTGCAGTATATGTGATATCCATTAGTATCAAGATAAAAAGTATCATCAACAGTTAATCTTGAACAATGCAAATCTGCGCTTAAAACAGTATCAGAAGATATTGTAACGTCGCCATCACTTTCATCTCCAATTTTAATAGAGTCAGAAAAATCAATATCTTTTTTTGTATTTGTTCCGCTATCATTAATATCACCGCTTGAATTTCCATTATAAATATTATTTCTTATAATATTATTATCGCAACTTGACGCGGCGATATTTATTCCATAACCTCCGTTTGATGATAATACGCTATTGCCTATAACACAATCATCCGATGTTGCTGTTAATTTAATTCCATCACTTCCATTTCCAGAACAACCAACACCTGTAATTATTACATTTGTATTTCCCGAAATAAGCTCTATTCCTTTGCCTATATTTTTATTACAAACAACCCCGCCTAATGAAAAATCATCACAACTTGTCACGCTTATTCCATTTCCTAGTGAACTTAAAATAAAACAATTTTCCACCACAAATGCACTGCAATTATCAAAAGTCATACCGTGGCTACTTGCTGTTAAAACGCTTCCAGAATCTCTCATTATTGTAAAATGAACATTATCTAAATCATAATTTATTCCACAAGCGATAATATCAAGACTTTTAAATTCTGCGTTAGATGTATCATCAATATCAATTCCTATCGCTGAAGATTGAATTTCAATATCGTGAAAGACTAACTCATTTGAATATTGACATTTAAAAGCTGCTGATAAAGAATTTTTAACAATAAAATTAGAAAATTTGTTGTCTAATATCCTATCAGCTATAACATAAGAAGAGCCTGATAAATCTTCGCTTGCATAATTTAATCCTATTGTTATGCTTGTTGCTCCTCCAACTGCAGTAATTGGATACCATAATCCTTTTAACATGATATATCTTCCAATCATATCAGATGTCCACGAAGTTCCAGAACCAGTTACTGTAGTTCCTAAATTACTTACTGATATAGTTCCGGTTGTATATCCATTTGAACCAGAAGCAATAAATCCATAAGCTCCGTTTTCAAAATCAACAATACAACTTTCAGCATTTTGTCCTTCAATATAAATATTGGGATATAATGTAATGTTCTGTCCTGGCTTATGAGTTCCGTTTTCTAATTTTATAATTCCTCCACCTAAATTTTTAACTATTTCTATTGCATCTTGCAAGTTATCGTCAGCGCTTACTTTAATTTCTTTAGATTTAACATTGTCAGTAGGTTTTTTATTATTATCATCATACAAAGAAGAATAATCTTGCAATGGCAAATTATCCATAACTCTGTCAGGTCGGTATAAATTCTTATCTAAATTTAATTCTTCTAAATTAGGCATATTTTATATCTTCAATTCCTGAAGCTAATAATTCAAAAGTTCTAAAAATAAAATGGTTTCCAGAAGAATTTCCACTCAATCTAAATCTTATTCTTTTAAATCTTAAGGCATTTATATTATATTCGTGACTCAATTCTTTTTCTATTTTTCCTATTGGTGTCCATTTATTTGTTTCGTCAACATCTACTTGATATTCAATATTAGCTCCTTGAGCATTTTCGTGGATTGCTGAAATTTCTTGTAAATTCTTATGAATTGATTTTATATTCGTTATATAATTCCAGTGAGTAATAAAGTCATAATGTATCTCTGTCCCATTATCATCGTTTCCAGAATTTAATTTTAATACATTTCCATTATCATCTCCTACTACTGGTATTAAATTAGTTCCGTCATCATATAAAGCAGAGCTTCTTATTTCGCTTCCGTAAGAATATAAAGACCATATTTGAGTTGATATTGTATAACGGCAAACTATATTGCTTAAACTTAATCCCTCCAAAGTTATATCTCCTATGCTCCAGTATAAATGGTCATCATCATACCATCCGGATATATTAGGATAATAAGAACGAGGAATAGCTTTTATAATATCAATAATAGGTCTTGAAATTTCTTGCTGTTCTCCTTCAAAAATAAACTTATAAAATCCGGTAGGATGATGATAATATATTCCTGATTTGCTCTGAATTACACTTTCTTGGCTATATGTTCCTCTATCAATAGCTGGGTCTGGGTCTATTGAACTAATACTGAAAATTCTATATATATGATTATTTTTAAATGCAAGTAAAGCTCTTGGGTGTCTTGCTAAAGCTGTTAATTGTTCTCCATCTTGAGGACTTATTTGGATAAAAGAAGTTCCTCCGGTCAAAGTCTGTGATGTCGTAACTATATCTGAATAATAAAGTTTATCGGTTGTTTTTTGTCCTACCCAAATACGAGAGCGATAATTTTCTATATAATCTCCTTTTGGTAAACTTGCAACATTTGATGAACCGAAAGTAGAACCGTCATAAGTTCTTAAAACTTCATTATTGGTTCCATTAACCATATAAGTAAGGTCAATCAAATTTGTAAATCTTGCTTTGCTTGTTGCAGTTAATCCGCTTCTTACAGAGTTCCAGCTATTACCGTCATAATCATATATATTAGTATTTATTTTAACCAATAGTCTTTTTGTGCTTCCTGAATTATTGCGATAATTAGCCATTCCTAAAACATTTTGACCCGACTCAACCTGAGAGCCTAAAAGTGTAAGCCCAGGTCTTAATGTTAAAGCTCCAATTCTATCACAATGTAAATTTAATAGAAATTGAGCAGTATTTGGAGGAGATAAGCTCTCATCAACAGCTGCTTCTCTAACAATTCCATTTTGTACTGGTGATAATTGAATTTTTTGTAATTTCCCCATATTAGCAAGGTAAATCAATATTTAATCTTAAATCTTGTCCGTTATATTGTTTATTTATTTGAGCTATTTTCTTTTGTTCCCATTCAATATAATCGGGGTCATTTTTCCAGTCTAAATCTCTATCAAGCCTTTTTTTAATCTTGTATCTCATCCAAGGTTTATAAATATTATAAAAAGGTTCATCTAACAAATCCCCATCTGAATTTATGTCTGTTATTGTCTTATAATAATCAATATCAACTGTTTCACCTGCAATATCATCTGAAAAGGGCTGACTAAAATATATTTTTCCATTATCAACAGTATAATAAATAGGCTCTCCAAATGTTGCCCCTTTCCAAACATCTACCCCGTCTGAATGTCCCTCGGTTCTAATTCCTGTTACTCCTGTTAAAGTTTGGGTTGTTAAAGTATTGCCAGTATAACTTACACTATCAATAGTTTCATCAACATCTTCGGCTGCTATATCAATATCTCCGCTGGTGTCAAAATTTCCGCTATTAGTCAAAATTATAGAAGTATCAGCAGTTGTTATCGCGCCGTTTAGGGTAGTGTGTCTTACTCCTCTATAAAGTTCGTCAAATCTTTCTTGGTCTATATATTTTACTTTGTATTTATTGCGACCAAAACGAACATTTAAAATATTCTTATTAGTAGAAGGTTCCCTTAAATTAGTAGGAAGAGTAAATCTATATTGTCCAGGTATAACAGAATAAGCATTATATCCGAAAACTGTTCTAAATTCCCACCTTATAATTCTTTCATCTTCATCAATTTCTCGTCTGCCCTCTGTCAAAGAGCTAAAAAGATATTTTTTAGTTAAAACTCCGTCAATCTTTTCCCCTAATTCTTCTAATGCATCTTCAATTATTGCTCCAGATGAATTAGAAACATATCCATTACCTATAATTCCGTCTGAATATTGAGAATAAGTTGTGTCTGTTTCATTTTTAAATCTAATCTTATAATAATCAGTTGAAGCTCCCGATGTATGATTATAATAAGTATTTTCTGAATCAACTCTTATATTTACGGTATCTAACAATGAATAGGTAGAACCGCTATCGGTTGAACGATAAATCTCAATCTGATTATACGGAATAAAAGTTATAATATCTCCTCTACTATGAGCATAATTTGAGGTAGTAGCGTCTAATGTAATTGTTGTAGAAGTTGGAGAAGTAGAGTCGTGAGTTCGTAATAATTCTGTTTTTTCTGCAGTAATATTTCCAACTAAAATATATTGAGCAATAGAAAACTTTAATCCATTATCAACCGCAAAACTTGAAGCTCCTGAAGATGAGTCGGTATTTATAAAAGTTTTATTATTTTGCGATATTTCTGGATGACTTACTAAAATCTCTATTCCTATATTCTCGCCATATTGAGTTTTTATTTTTGGTATCATAAATTAATATATTATTATATTAGGGATGAATGTAGCCATTATTACAATTTGTAAATTATCTCTTAAAATATTCATATTAATATATAGTTATTGTTGGAATGAATGAAGTTACACTTGTATGAGTTATAACTAATTTAGGGTCTTTGTCTGTTCCTGTTTGGTTTGAAGAACGGAACCGAATACCATTTTCACCAAAAGATGCTGTAGTAGGAGCTAAATCATCTAAATCCCAAGCATCTCTCATACCAAGTTTTGTGTATCCCGTTTTATTTATCCATCCTAAACCAGTCTCATTAAGAGTGAATGTGTTATAAGCATTTAATGTCATTGAAAGAATAACAAGCCTTGTAGCACCCTCAGTAGCAGCATCGACAGAACCACATAAATCGTATTCACTAGTTGCAAGTGATGAAGTTGAAGCATTCGTAGTTTGAACAATACCCATATCTCTCGAGCCATTTGAAGAAGGACTTCCTCTTAAAACTACATAAACACTTAGAGCTGCATCAGTAATTGTGTCGTCATCTGGTATAGATGAAGTGTCAAATGGTAAAAAACCTCTATAAATAGAATAATCAAAATTAGTGTTATATTTGCTATAAACATACACAGTTACTGTTGTAGTCTCAGTAGTATCTCCTGTAGCAGCATCGTGGACAGTATTCCAACTTTCGCTTAAACCAGAGTAAATATGACCATCACCGCTTGCATTTGAATAAAATGTGCTAACTGTCAAACCAAATTTAGGTGCTAAATACCATTCTCCATTTATCCATTTTTCTTTATATATTTTACCGCTCCTGTAAGCATAAAATGGCAACCACATAAATAAAGCATTTAATCTTTTGCTAAATTTAGCGTGGCTCCTGCAATCGGTTTTATAGTATATTTTTTCTTTATCAATCTTATCTATCCAAGTAAAACTATTGGGGTTAATTTTTATTATTTTCTTATCTTTTGGACAATCTTTATCAATCTTAAAAAATCTTCTACCAAAATTTGTATTGGCAAACCATTTAATCTGTTTCTGATATTTTTTAAAAAATTGTTTATCTAACATATTATTCTCTAATTCCAATATAAACTGTCAACCCTTTTGCAGCCGTTGTATGGATTGAATCTATATCGATAGTTATTATATCACCCACCGCTAAAGCCGTTGTCGTCAAATCTGGTGGCGTAGCTGATGTTGTTGTTGTCTTTTCTGTTGAATCAAAACTTAATTTATTGGTAGTCATTATTGATG